GTTGCGTAATCAAAATTTAAGTTTAAGCGACCAAGAGTATAAAAGACAATTACAAAATAATCCACAAAAACTTGCTGACTATGCAGCAGGACAATCAGTAAGGCTTATTAGTGTGTACAGTGGATTGAATAGACAAGAATCTAAGCAATTTTACGAATCGTTGTCGCCCACAATTAAATTACAAATCGAAGCAAGTGCGTTAAATAATTTTAACGAAATGAATCAAGGAACAAGCTCTCCTATTGGAACTAATTTTGAAAGTGATTTAAAAGATATTGGAGTAATCGGATGAGCAGTTTTGCCAACGAAGAATTAAACAAAGTACAAGATAGCGCAAAAGAAACAAAACAGTTTTTTGACAGATACTTTACTAAACAAATTAGTTTAACAAGCAATGAAGTTGATACCGTTGTTGGATTTTTTACAAAACGTAAATTTACAAAAGATGCAGCAATTGCTGTTGCTACTATAGTAATACAGCAGGCAAAAGCAGAAAATAAAAATGTGTTTGAAATCATTGATACGTTAACAGGATTAGACGAAGTTCAACTTAGCACATTGGTAAGCGCAATATTAAACAACAATAGAAGTAAAATCAGCGCACTAGGTTACAAAAATAATTACAATATAGAAACTACCGAAAACAGGAATGTGAGACTCTAATGTCACGTTTTGCCCAGGGTAAATTTACACTCAAAAACCCTGACAAATACATAGGCGGACGTACTCCAACTTATCGTAGTAGTTGGGAATTTGCTTTCATGCGTATGTGTGATAGCAATGAAAATATTTCAAAGTGGGCAAGTGAAGCAATTAAAATTCCTTATAGACATCCATTAACAGGAAAATACACAATTTATGTTCCTGATTTTTTTATTGTATATAATGATAGAACAGGTAAGCAACACGTTGAACTAATAGAAATCAAACCAGCTAATCATACATTGAAAGAAAAACTAGGAAACAGCAGAGCTAATAAAGCACACTATGTTATAAATCAAGCAAAATGGTCAGCAGCAAGAGCATATTGTAAACAAAAAGGTATGATGTTTAGAGTTGTCAACGAAGGAGATATTTTCCATCAAGGCAAACGAAAATGAAAATATATAAACAAACGTTTCCTTGGAGACATTGGATAATTGACGATTTTATAAATTCTAAAGATGTAAACATATTATCTCACTTTTGTAAAAAATGTATAAAAAACAAAAATGTAAAACAAAGTTATAATCCTGAATACCTAGAAGAACCATATAAAACCATTGTGCAAAAGACAATAGATAAAATGCCATATACTATCAACTTATTTGATTCGGAGCCAGCTAGAAATAGTGAAAAAATATATCCATTAGGACATTTAGCAATAAACACAGCAGGTTACAGTTTTCCGCCGCATTGCGATGATAAAACAAAAATTTGGACATTTGTTACATATGTAGGACCTTTAGAAAGTATTGGAACATTTGTAATGAGTAACAATCAACAACGCAATAAAATTCAAATTCCTTGGCAACCTGGCAGATGCTTGGTATTATGCGGCAATGACAACGAAACTTGGCACAGTTATGAAAGCGGCAACAACTGGCGTGCAACTATAACCGCATATATGAACACTGATAAAAACTGGGGTAAATAGTAGTATATAATGGATTTATAGTATGACTAAAAAACTTGAAGAAATGTTAAACTTATCAGACAACGAAGATCTCAAGGAAGAAGAAGATCGTAAACCTGTTGTTGAGCATGAAGATACATTTCGTGATATTGCAGAGTTTGACAAAATAGCTAGTGCATTGCCTGCTGTAAAAGGTTTAGGCAATATGGCAGATACTGAACTAAATGAAGTTGCTGACAAAGCAATGACTGCATATGACGATTTAATGGACCTTGGTATGAATGTCGAAAGTCGTTACAGTGGTAGAGTATTTGAAGTTGCAGGTACAATGTTAAAAACATCATTAGATGCCAAAGTTGCAAAACTAGATAAAAAACTTAAAATGGTTGAACTACAACTTAAAAAAGAAAAAATGGATAGAGACAGCGGACCTACAGATGGCGATATTGTAAGCGGTGAAGGCTATGTTGTTACTGATAGAAACAGTCTACTTGAGCGCCTAAAAGGTTTGGATAAAGATAAATAGTATTATAGTTTAGGATACGTCGATGAAAAATTTTGCTGATTATTTAACAGAATCAAAGAAAACATATGAATTTAAAATTGGCATCGCAGGTGATAGACCTGATGGATGCGAGGACATGATTGAAACAGGATTACAAAAGTTTGGCATCACAAAAATGTCAGCAGGTAAGAAAACTCCAATTCAAGAACGTCCATTAGATTTTCCACAGTTAGAAAATACAGAAGTTCATTATTATGAAGTTGAACTTACATACCCAACAACTGTACAAGTATTACAAGAATACTTAGGCGGTGTATGCAGTGTTCCTCAAAGTCACATCATTGTACGTAATCCAAACGAACCACAAGAACTATATCAGCAAGAAGATGCAAAAGACGAATACACAGCAAAATTGACTCAGGAAGACTTGGGAGGCGAAAGCGCACAAGCAGACGCAGGCCCAGATCGTGTAATGAACTTGTTGAAAGAATTAGAAACAGCACGTAAAGAAAGAGACAACGATTACGTTGGTGAAGCACCTGCAGGTGATAGCAAAGATATTGGCGATGCTGAAAACAGTAAGGCGGTGTTATCATGAAACGTAAAGAAGTATTAACAGAAAATCCATTAGCAATTGCATTAATGGGCGCACTAGTCGGTATGGGACTAGAAAAAGAAAAAGCAAAAAAAGCAGCAGCACAGGCTGTTAATGACGCACAAACAGGCGCTTGGAAAGATCCAGATAAACAGCAAGCAGCAGCAAGACCTGCTCCACAAGGCGCAGACTATAATCAAATTATGAAACGTGGCAGCAGAGGCGAAGGTGTTAAACAACTACAAAGAAATCTAGGTATGACAGGTTCAGAAGTTGATGGTATTTTTGGTCCTGCTACAGAAAAAGCAGTGCGTACATTCCAAAAGAATTCAGGTGCAAAAGTAGATGGTATTGTTGGTCCAGAAACTAGAGGCATGATTGAAAAATATGCAAACAATCCAGATAAAGATCCAAGCAAGGTAAATGTAGACCAAAGCCAAGCAAAGACAAGATCTGCTGGTATGGCTCAAACAAGTTCAAAATGGACAGCAGTTAACCCTCAACCTCCTGGATTTAGTTATGACCAAAATAAGGTGTTAATTCAAAAAGGCAACGACTTTGCAGTTACTTCGGTACAGCCGGAAATGAACGGTGTGGCAGGCCAAAAAAACTATTCAATTACACGATTAAAGAGAAATGATGATGGTACTTTTAGTAAAAGAATAACTGCAAATATAGAGTGGGCTTCGCCAAATGAAGTTAATATGAAACCTGTGTTACCAAAGGAGTCAGTTATGACAGACAAAAAACAATTAGACGAAGCAAGTATCAACATTAACGGTGCAGATGCAAGCGAAGTAGCAGAAATACTACGTATGATGCAACTAGCAGGTGCAGATGGTGCCAAAGTAGTTGGCCCAGATGATATTAATCCAGGTCCAAAACCTTGCCCAATTTGCGGTAAAATTCACGGTCCAAGCCAACCAATGGGCGGCTGTGGTGCAAAACCAAAAGAGCCAGAAATGGGCGACATGATTCGTATGATGGCACCAGGCGAAGCAATGGAAGAAGAAGATTATGATGGCAATTTCCAAGATGCTAGTACAGAGCCTGATGAAGAATATGCAAACGATGTAAGTGCAAGTATGCCATCGGGTAACGATCTACATAAAGAAAAAGGATCTTATCCAGCAACAGCAGGCGGCGACAATCCAATGAATACAGAAGATGAAGATTTAGAAGAACAAATTAAATCTCAACTTCGTGCAGCACTAGCAGCAAGAAAGTAATACATCCCCCCAGAACTCAATAGCGCCTTAGGGCGCTATTTTTTTGGTTAAATACTGTATGAGTAAAAGTTTAGACGGTGTATTAACAAAAAAAGCAAATCAAAAAGAAACATTTACAAATGAACAAGTTGAAGACTTGTTATCATGTATGGATCCTAATGAGGGGTACTTGCATTTTGCAAGGCATTTTGCTTACATACAGCACCCTGTGCAAGGCAAACTTATGTTTGATCCTTATGAATATCAACTTCGTTTGTTGCACAGTTATCATAGTTATAGATTTAATATTAATATGATGCCTAGACAAACAGGTAAAACTACCTGTGCTGCTATCTATCTTGCTTGGTATGCAATGTTTAATCCAGATCAAACTATTCTAATTGCAGCACACAAATACACAGGTGCGCAGGAAATTATGGCACGTATACGCTATGTTTATGAAACTTGTCCAGATCATATTAGAGCAGGTGTTACTAGTTATAACAAAGGTAGCATAGAGTTTGAGAATGGTTCAAGGATTGTAAGTCAAACAACAACAGGCAACACAGGACGTGGTTTGA